TACCGCGATCCGCGTAGGCTTCACGGAGACCAACTTTATTCTTTGTGCCTTTCTCACGTACTCCCGGATATGCACTAAAAACATTGTCGGAGGAGTCCCCACGCATACACTTCTCAAATAACAACCAGGCTGGATCCGGAACCGTTTTTGGTTGTTTAGTTTTTTTATCAATGACCTGTCGACCTTTAGCATCAAAGATTCCTTCCAAGGTGTGAAGTTCGTCAGTTATACCATTGTATTGGCTGACATTGGGGGCAAGCAATTGTATAAAGTCTGTGTCTGAACTGATGATGTAGTGTTCATCTAGTGGATGCAATGCAATCCAGCGAGCAATAACATCATCTGCTTCTGCTTCGGGATGACGTATAACACTACAGTTTGTGCTGTCACCCAAGTATTTAGTCAGGCCATCAAACGTCTCCCAGAACAACTGATCTTCTTCCCGTTCAGTTTCTGTCAGTGCGGCACGGGCCACAGCACGATTTTTCTTGTAGGGCTCGTAATAGTCTTTGCGCCATGAGCGACCCTCTAGTGCGAACACCACGTGATCTGCGTTGAATTTGCGGTGTACCTTGTTGATACTACTCATCACAATGTGTAACGCATAACCTACCTTTTCCCAGGGATCTGCGGCCCTAAAAGCCGAATGACGGGCACGAAAAAATGTGTTGGCAGTATCAATCAGCAAGTATTTCATGTTTAAACCAAGTTGTTGTGTTTGATGTAGTTTAGCACATGTTGGGCCCAAAAGCAATGGGCCGCCTCACCAAAATGCCAGGAATCTGGGCGTACCGTTTTGAAACTGTTGTTTTTCAGCACACTGTCATAGGTATTGGCCGGATCATATGGTGCCATGTAGTTGACGCCCCAGTCGTGGCGATTTGGTACACCTGAGAAATCTGAGTTACCATTAAAGAACACATGGCGAACACCGTTGAGGTGCAGTTCTCTATGAAACTGCCAAATTTGGCTGTGTGCATGTTGTCTTGCTTCGGCCCAATCAACATCAACAATGAATCTTCGATAACGATCTTGTAATGATTCGGGCACATCATCTAGACCACTAGCATTCACTTGATACCATGTACTGTCATGCAACCATTCTTGACGTTCCCAAGTTGACCACTGTATAATGACCAAGGTATCTTCAAGACTGTCTTGCTGTTGCAACCAAGCCCGTGTGGTGCGCATGATACGAGCATTGCTGGAGGCACTTTCTGCATCACAATGCAATATGGCTCGGAGATGATTGGCCAGTTCACAACCCCAACTCACACGCTCGTTGTCTGGATGTGGCCTACGACCCAGACCGTAATACAAGCCATCATCTTCTGCAAAGGCATAAGAGTTCACTGCTTCGGCAGCCGCAGTGTGACTATCACCGTTTACATAAAGTATCATTTATTTGACCATGTAAAAATTCGGCAAATTTTTTATGACCGTCATTATACAAATAGTGATAAGTATTAATGGGTACCTGATTGGTTTCGGCCCAAATTCTCATGTTGAAACCATGTATATCAAGCACACAAGCATCACTCTGAACATAATTATACATGTTTAAATTTTTTAAACATGACCAATCTAATTTTCTAAAATCTTGATTGTTTGCCGCTGAAAATAAAAAATACGGTATCTTTAATTGTTTTAAAGTTTGAGTAAACATGAACAATTTAGTATAAAAATTTATCATTTGTTGATTTATATTTTGATCTATGATCAGATGCATAGTGGTTTCATCTACAGTTTGATTGGTTAACCACATAGTGCTTAGAAATTTTGACCCAGTAAAATCTCTCGCTTGTTCATGCCATTTGGAAGGCTCATCGATCCAAGTTTCTTCCCTGTCAACAAAACTAAATCCAATCACTATCAATGGTGTTTGTTGATCCGAAAGATTTAGACAATATTCTAACGTAGAACGAAATAATCTGTCATTTGAACTGCCTGCCACAGCAAAATTTGTAACCGGAACATTGAACATTTGTCCAAGATGTACGGAATACGGCACAACGTCCTGGGCAGGGGCAGAGAAACTGTCACCATTAACAAAAATTTCCGAGATCATGAAACTTCCGTGCGTCCGTTACCAATATCTGTGGCACGAACATAAATGCCTGATTTCTTCATGGCTTCTTCTTGTTCCCAAGTTTCCATTACAACATGTCGGCAAACATTTTGGAACCAGCGATCCACAATTTCTCCGTCAGTGTCTTCTTTCTTGAGTTGGTACCCCGCACGAATAAGATTGAATATGAACTTGTCATTCCAGTCTAGTTCAAATGCGCCTTGATGCAAGTTTTCAGGATCAATGTCCATGCTTAAGATTGCCACCCAAGGCTCGCCACGCTCTGTAGCCAACTGCTTTTCAGTCTTGACTGGTTCTTTGGGTTTGGGTTCAGACCGGACCTTTGGTGCAGGCTCGGGCTTTTTCTTAAACCAATCACGTATCCCCATCAGGTCCCCCATTCGTTTTTAAATAGTGGCACTTGTAGTCTATCACTGTACCGCCAGCCTTTTCGCATTGCCATTTCTGCCACTGCACGATTGTTAAGGGTATACACCCGTTCAACACCACCAACAGGCATAACATACACAGGACCTGTAAACCCAGCCGCACGATATTCTTCAACTGCTTGTTCTGCATCTACTAGATCCTGTTCTGTTGCTACGACCAATTTCAAGTATGTATAACCATATTCTTCATATTCACATACCACATCTGGACAGATAGCATCCGACCATGACTCACCTGATCCAGGTAGTTTAGCACTCACACTAAATGTGACTTCTCTATAGAAGTCTTGACCATGATGAGAGGTCCAGGTGTGTAAGTGTTGTTTGAATTGATCATCTAACCTCTGAGTGCCATTAGTTTCAAATGTGATTTCTCGAAGTCTGCCCATGCTTGGATGATTCAACAAGTCCGGATAAGCACGTTGCCATCCTAACAGTGGCTCACCACCTGTGATCACAAGATGCTCATCTTCCCAACGCTTGTGCGGAAGTATTTGCATGATACGATCAACAATAGCATTGGTTTCTAACATGGGACTCAAATCTTTGAATCTAGGATCCCAACTTGCATAACTGTCACATCCGGTTGATACCAAAGGCAATTCATTGTAGTCGGTATAGTTAGTAGGATCAATAAGTTCTGCTTCATCACTAAGTTCTCCTCGAGACATGCCAAATCCCCTGCAAGAAAAATTACACCCGAAGGTTCGAAGGAATACACTGGGCACCCCCATATATCTGCCTTCACCTTGAATACTATAAAACAGTTCTGCTATTTTGAGTTTGCTCATATTTTCTTTGCTTTAACCAATAAATGCCAACCTAGATATTCTTTTACAGCCTCGCGCATTTCTTCCGACATGGCTGCAAACCAAGGTTCTAGTTCATAGATACCTTGTCTATACTTAGGTACATTATACATGAAACAATGCGATTGTCTAATCCTTAGCACCTCAAATTTGCCATTTAGGAGATTGTATATGTCCTCGTTTGAGTAAGCCTGTGCATATGGACAGCCTGCTTGTGCTTCAAACTGGTCCAGACCTTTTCGGATCATGGCATATTTCCAGGAATTCTTTGCGTACACTAACATTCTGAACTCACCATCCGGTTCAAGTGCTGTGTGAATGTTGTCAAGACAAGTGGTCATGTCCGGATAATGATGTAACACACCACATGAATATACCAAATCAAACTGTCCCAACGCAGCCATAGCCTCGGTGTCAGCGGCATCCATCACATGAAACTCGCCTTCAAGTCCAAACAAGTCAAAACGTTGACGGCTCATGGCCACAGATTCTGCTGAGAGATCAATGCCCACATACTCAGCACCATGGCGCACAAACTCCACAGCATCTGATCCAATACCCGAACCTACTTCTAACACACGTTTGCCGCGCCACAAATGAAAACTGGCTAAGTCGCGAAGGTGCGGTTCAACAAAATATCTACGCTCACTTATTTCATTCCAGTATTGCTCTGTACCAGGTTCACTTAGGCTGTGTTTGACATTACAGGGTTGGGTGTTCCAGTAATTTTTAATGCGGTCAATCAGTTGATCATTGTTCATGTTAGTTTCGCCATTGTTTTAATCGCTTGTGCGGGTCTGCGAGATTCATCTTGCACCAGATGTCATATTCATTGCCTTTGTCATCAACACCTTCGATGCCCCACTTGAAATGATTCATGTCATGCCCTAGTGGCGCAATATGCTGAGCCAACTTCATGCACTCGTCGATTCTGATCTTGCGCCATGTGATGTGATTGAAGTCTTTGGGATTTGATGGGTTACCTTCCAACATGGGGCGATTTTTGTAAACATCATCGCCGTTCTTGCCAGTAAGGTCATAGCGTTCATGATTGATCATGACCGGTATAGTTATAACAATGTCCAGCATCCAAGCCACTTGACTTACCCAAGCATCATTGATTTGATGTGGACTCAAGTGTCCGGTAATTTCAACCCACTTGCGTGGCACAATGGGAAATATTGCATAAGGATGTTCATGATTGGTTTCTGCCCGTAACAGTGCAAATTCATCATCATGGTCCATGATCGCTTGATCCCAATCCTGCGTGGTCATCACAGCATCATCGTTCCAGAAGAACATCCAAGCACCATGACTGTGTTTGGCCAATTCGTTTAGATATTCATTAAGCCTGATATATCCCAGGCGTTTGAATTGCAAGGCACTGTAACGCACACCCATATCATCCAAGTAGGGTGTGATATTGTCCACAAAATATTCAATAGTGTCTGTGTCATCATCATCAAATGCAATTAACACTTCAATACGTTCGGGATTTTTTGCTCGATCGATAAGTGTGTGTAAACACTTTTCCATGGGCTCAGGCCTGCCACGTACGGGCAACAAAATACTGATATCTAGTGTGGGGTCACGCTCGGGCAAGTTCGACGTTGTGGATGCTGTCTCGGGTGATAGTTGTTTTTCCAAAGTTTCTCTTTCTAGCAAAATACATGTTTTCAAGAAAACGATCCATGCTCATGTCTTGATCTTCTGGAGTATCAAACATGTATGTACATTTTTGCTTGATTGGTTCGTTGTCTAAAATGTAGCCAAGGAAATCATAATCAAACTGTTGTTTTATCGGCAAAGATTTAAGGTCACGATAGTCAATCACATAGTTCCGCTGAAACTGCATGAGTTGATCTAATATGTCCTTGTCAATATTATAATGGCTTTTTACAAATCTGTCAACACTATCGAACACATAGGCCACTCGATCTTGTTTTTGCATATACAAAGTAGTACGATGCACTAGATTCCATCCAAACACTTGAATGTTGCCAATAGGAGGATGATCAATGGATCCTTGTCGGGTCCAGTTGGCAAAATAGTTGCGTGTGTCAGCAAACTGTTCACGGAACCAGTCGTCCTTTTGCACCCACTGATACAAGTCATCATAAAACTGGCTGTATTCAATGCCATGTGCTTTGTCCAGGTATCTAGCAATGTAGGTGGTTAGGCCATTGATATGAAATGTCTGAATAAAACTATTCCAGACCAAGGTGTCTAACATTTCTTCCTTGGGAATGTCCTTGGTACTCACCACCACATCCACACATTCGTTAAGGTCGGCATCACCGTAACTGCCACTCATGTAATCGTACACTGGAACTGAATCAATCTTCCACATGCGCTTTTGGAGAAGATTCATTTCGGCATTTTCCAATAACTGTGCTTGGAGAATGTTTATGCCTGTGTGATTGCCGGCACGGAAGATTTTCCAAAATGCATCTTTCCAAGTTCGAACAGTTTCTCCGGGCAAGCCTAGAATTAACTCAGTATACACAGGAATGTTGTTGCGATCACACAAGGCAAAGATTTC